CTCAAGCTCTTTATCTCTAATAAGAGTATCTACTTCCATCTTAGCCTGCTCAAGTTCAGTATTAACTGGTGTTTGTGCAGGTTTAGTAGAAGGCGTTTGAGTATCACGAGTTCCTCCTAATTGATCAAAAACAGCTTGTATTTCAGCATCAGTTACTTCTTTATTTTTAGATGCCGGTTGAGGAGTAGTAGGTACTACGGTTTGTGGAATTGCAGGAAGACTAGCAGAATCAACAGCTACTGCTTTAATAGTTAACGGTAAGTTTTTAACAATAGTATTATATACAGACGATCTTAATTCTACTTGATTATTTTCTAACTGAGAAACAGAAATAGCATCAGGAACAGATACTTTAAAGTTTTGCTTAGTTAGTTTAAAGCCTATCTTATGTGACTCATTTTTAGCATATTCCTTGTCATGCTTTTCTATAGCAGCGTTTATCTGCTCAAGCATATCATCGGCATCTTTAAAGTTAGCAGGGTCAAACTTAGTTTTTCCATAAACATATATCTGTCTACGGATGTTTTTATCCCCTACTTTTTTATGAAAGGTAAGTTCAAGACTACCAGTATCATTTAATGCAAAGTCTATATAAGTACCTTTAGCAATTTGTGGAACTGAAATAAATAAGTTAGAAACAATTTCATCATTTAACTCTTTATTAAAGTCAATCTTTTTACGTATTGGTGTATCGTTCTTTTGATCATCCTTTCCTACTTCTACGTTCTTTGACTTAGTTTCAGCAGAACGATCATTAAGTTTTGTAACAAGATCAGTTAACTGCTCATCGTTCATTGGATCAGAAGCTAACTCAATAAAATGAATACGTCCATTTGGTAATTTTACTACAGCCATGTATCTACCTAGTTGTTCTGTAGTATCTCTTACTGCTCTAACTAAAGCTATTTGTTTTTCAATCTCTTTACGATCTTTACCAACAGCATTAGTAATAGCTGTTTCTGTTGTTTGGAAGGTAAAACCTTTACCATAACGTTTACTTCTATCTATAATATAATAGAATCCATTAATTGTATTATGTTGTAAATTCTTAAAAGGAGTACCAGCTTGGCCTTCTTCTACATAAGAAGATTCTCCAGATCCTATATTAAAATTAACAATCTTAGCTACTTCATCTGCAGGTATTTCTACTTCTTGTCCAGGTTTAACATATTGAGATAAAGCATTATATACAGCTCTTGATGATTCAAAGTTAGCTTTAAAAGCATTCATCATCTCTTTAGGATCTTTACCCTGGCTATCAAATATTCTTCTAAACTGCTCTACTGATAGATTAGAAATTGGTACGTTTACACCATTCTCATTAATATAACGTAAGTTATCATAGTTAGTCAAAAATCCAATAGGTGCACCATTAAACAAAATTTGAATCTGATACTTCTCACGTCCTTGAACTAAGTTAGGATTAACTTTCTTATTTCCAGATACATTTTTAACAGCATCTGATTTAGGATTTTCTTTAATCTTGATTGTAATACCTGCAGCAAGAGTCTTAGGATCAGTTGATCTAAGTAAATTATCTAGTCTAGCTTGAGCCGCTTGTTCAGATTCATTTGTACTTCTATCAACAAACGGATATATTCTACTAAGTTCGTTAGTACGAACAAGTCTAAATACACCAGTATCAACAATTTCTCCACTCTCTAAAGCTTCAGTCTTTTGCTTAATACTATAGTTATTAAGATTAGTAATAGTTATAGTAGTTCCTGTTCTTATTCTATTTCTAAGAAGAACAATTTTAATACTAGGGTTTTTCTTTTCTGTATCATCTTTAGAGTAAATAGGTTCACCTTTAGTAGCTACTACAAGTTCTTTACCTGTTTGGTTATCTGTAAGAACTAAACCGGCACGTATTTCTTTACCATCAAATACATAGAAACTACGGTCTTTAGTATCTTGATTAGTAATATTAGCTATCATCTCATCTCTACCAAGAAATGCTTCATTTCTGGTAGTATATGAAACAGATGTACCATCCCCAGTAGGATTATTACGATCAGAATCAAAAATTTGATAAAGACCGTTTGGTGCTTTAACTATAAATATTCCATCCTTACCATTATCAATTAAACTTTCCCCTTGCTGTAAAGCAGGCTTAGTCATTTTAGTCTTTCTTTTAGGAAGCTCAATTATATCTAAGTTATTAGTTTCATCTATAACTTCAGCCTCTGCATTTCCAAGACCATTATTAGTTATTAATTTATCTATAAACTTAGGAACAGTGTACTTTAATATTTCAATTGAAGCTCTATCTGGATCTAATGTAGGATCTTCAATACCTAAATCTAAAAGAACTTGTTTTAGTTCTTTAGCTAATGAAGTACTATAATTAGTATAATCATTTTCTAGATCTGTAATATTAACACCTAATATAGAAGATAACTTATTAAAAATATCTTCTACAAATTCATCCGTAATAGTCTCAGCATTTTCAAAATCTTCTTTAAGAGATTGAAGAGCAGCTCTACGATCTATTACTTCTTGACTAGTAGATTCATTTTTATTATACTTCTTGTTATAAAGCTGAGTAAATGTTTTACCAGCAGGAGTATTAAGCCATTCTTCAAAATTAATATCACCAATTTGACCAGAAGTCTTCATGCTTTCATAAGCATCCATCATATACGTAGTAAAGTCAGGAGCTTCTTCATCTTTACCATCTTCAGGAGTAGCAGCCTTTTTACCTGAAACAGCTTCTAAAACTTCTTGAATATGTTCTTCATTTAATCTTTCTTTAGCAGCATCCATAGCATCAAGTAAACGCTGATGTGCCTGTACAAACTTAATAGGATTAGCTAATGTATTGTAAGCATCAATATAGTCTTTACTATCCTTGTTAAGTTCTATATAGTCAACCATCTTTTCATAGATCTCCTGCATCTGATCAAGTTTTACTTCTTGATCAATACCAGACTCCTGATTTTTAGATGTCATGTAAGACTCAAATGACTTACGAGCTTTATTAAACTTTCTTTTTTGTTTAACACCCTTTTCTTTAAAAGACTCATGATTATCTCTCCAGTCTTCTAATGACTTTAACTGAGCTTTTTTAGTTTTAATAAGATCTTTAGTAGCCTTATCTTTTTTCTCTAAAGCTTGTAAACCTGCAAGTTCATTTTGAAGTAATTCTATTTCAGTTTCTGTGTTCTTAATAGCACCCAAAACTCTAAAAGCAGAAGCTACACTTGAACCAATACCAGGTATTGCAGCAGTCTCAGCTTGAATTCTTACAGCTCTTTCTGCAGAACGTGTAGCCTTATAGTTATTAGTAGCCAGTATTTCAATAGCATCATCTAATGCACGCTTAGCTCTTTGGGCAGTAGCATACTCAGGAGTACCTTCTTTATATAGATCAAGCATTACAGAGTCACCAAACTTATCTTTAAGTTGTTTCCACGTCTTATGGAAAGACTCTGTTTCATCAGCAACCTTGTTAAAGTATTCTTTAACAGAACTAATATTTTCTTCTGTCTTATCTAAACCAAAAGCTTCTTTAAATTCTTCATCATTAAAAGTTTCACCATACCCACGTATAGTAGTAGTTACAGCTTTAAACATGTCAGTCTTCATAGCAGCTGACATCATTTTAGCAAAAGCTCCGTCTTTATGGTTTACAAATTCATATTGATCACGGTTACGTATTGCTTCTTCCATACTTTGAGCAGCACGATTCTGTACTTTAACATTTGCAATATGTTCATTTAAGAACATCTTAGGATTTTCATAAAAAGCATTAACTAAAGTTACCGCTTCTTCTACTTTTTGTTTACGTTCTTGACGTTGTTCACCAGTAGTAGCACCGTATAACTTAGCTTTCCCTACAGCAAAATTAATAGGAGATAATAATCTACCTGTTAAAGCACCCATTAAGAAGGTTTTAGCTCCTTGTATATCTGTAAGAGGATTATCAATATTACTTACAATAGCATCTAACTTTGAGTCATAGCCTTTCTTACCATGATATAAATCATAATAGTAATCACTTAATCCTTTATTTGATCCTTCTTGAAAAAGTTCTTGTAAACCTTCTGAGGTTTCCCACTTAAATAAGTTACGTCCTAGTGATTTAGTAGCTTGCCAAGCAGCAGCTTTCTTTCCAAAGTCTGCTGATATCTGACCAAGAAGTCCAAAAGTACCAAGACGTCCTTTTACATACGCTTTAGTTGTAGCTTCACCTGCTTCTTTAGCAGCAGATTTTCCAGTAACTTTTAATACATCATCTGCAAATTCTCCTGTAGTACCAAAAAATGCACGACCCGTACTAAAACGGCTAAACATATTATCAAACTGAAGTCTATTACTTAGCATTAGAATACCAACGTTAACACCAAAGTTATCCTGAGCTGCATTCATTGCAGTAGACTTAATATTTTCTTCTATATCAAAACTAGGAGCTTGCCCAGTTTTACGAAGTTCCTCATCATATAATTTATTATATAACTCTCCATATGTACCAGCAGCTTCCATACGAGCTTCTGTCATAGCCATATTAGACTCAGATAAAACACGTCTTAATCCACCTACAGTAATAGCTGCCATCTGACCAATACCAGCTCCAGCTTTACCATATCTACTTAAATCATATGCAGTGTCTGCAAAAGGAATAAATCTTCTAGCACCTGTTACTAAACCTTCTGATACAGAACGAGCTTTCCAAATAGGGGTACCTAATCTAACAGCATCATCTGCTAAGTCTGCATGAGAAACAACTCTTCCTACCCAACTTGGAGCTCTTAATCCAAGTTTAGATAATGAAAAAGCTGAAGACATTCCATATGTAAGTAATTCTTCTGATAAAAATTGAGCAATAGCACCTACAGCAAAACCAGATTGCTGTAACATATCACCAAAAAACTTACGGTTAAATATACCTTCTTCAGATTCAGGAGTAGAATAGATAGCATATTTATTCATGATATCTTTAGTAATCTTATCCTGCTCTAACAAATACTCTGGAGTACCAATAAGATCTTGTCCAGCTTCTGCCCAACTTGTACTTGCTATAGCATCTGCTATATTACCCCAACCTTTCCATCCTTCTACAAAAGTATTTCCAGCTAAACTAAACATACCAGAAAGACCATTAGACCAAACGTCACCCCAGGTTTGTCTAGCTCCATATTTATACTCATTATTAGTTTGACCAGATGGATCAAAACCTAATGCATTAAAATTAGCTGAACCTTTATATCTATCTACCTGAGCTGCATCATAGTCAAAAAACACAGGTGCTGCTAATGTATTCATACTAGCAGGGGCCGAACTAAAAGCCTCAAGACCACTTTGTACCACATCTCTACTAGGTATGTTACTTACTGAACCCATACTCATACTAGGGATTGCTAATAAGTCTAACATATTAGCTCCCATAGGTTCTGGCAATGGAAGATATGGATCTTGTGAATAAACTCCTTGAAGTTCTTGAGGTATTACACCAGTTTCTAGTGCCATGTATATATCTTTATATAGTTACTTACTTAATCAAATGAGACAATCCAGCTGCTTGCAATGCTGCTTTAGGGTCCCACACAGAACCACCATTAGCTTTATTTGTATTCATAAAGTTTTGATACTCCATTTGTACAGCTCTGTTCTGTTGCATATTATTATAATACAACTGTTGAAGAGTTTGTACGATCTCATCAGGAGATTTAGCATTATTGCCTATAAGGTTTATCTTACTAAGATACGATTTTTCTTCAACACCAGTAACTAATTGACCAGTTTGTGGATCTTTTTTATTAGTCCTAACTTTGTATTTTAAGTCAACAGTAACATATTCAGGAGTAGCATCAACACCTGTTGTATTAGGTGTAATAGTATAACTAAACCCAGCAGCATTTAGTATTGAGTCTGATTTTATTTCTTGACCTCTTGTCAAAGCATCATAAATCTGAAAACCAGTATTATAAGGAAGTTTATCAAGAACAGTACCAGCAGTATTATCTTTAAGAACAACATTAAAAGTTGTACCTAATTCGTTTAAATTAACACCACCAATTTGTTCTTTTGTTTCTGCTGAAAGTGGTTTACTAAGAGTAACTCTTACAGTTTTTTTACCATTAATACCTTGTGGAATATACTCTGCTGTAGTATATTCTTCCATATTTTTTTCATTTTTTAGCAATGTTCTTACAGCTTCAATCTGCTTAGTATCTGTTATTCGAGCTCCAGCAGCATCATATATATCCTCAGAGTTACCAACTTGAAATGCTTGGTTAACAATAGCAGCAGCATCATCTCCTCCAGACATAGTTTTATTAGGTTTATAAACTAATGAAAAAAGAGCACCTTGTCTACCAGTTAAGTTTTTATACATTAATAAGTTAGGAACAATAGAATGTTGTGCTCCTTGTATATCTTTAGCTAACTGTCCAGATGATTTATAAGTTTTATCTAATGCCAAAGTACTAGCTTCAAGCTGTTCCAAACCTTTTGGATAATCAGTAAATGGTTTACTTGGTGAAAAAGCATTTGGTGTAAGTGTTCCATAAGAACTAAACTTTTTACCATTAATTGTTACTGTTTTTCCAAATGTAATAGTTCCAGCAGCAGCCGTTTGTGCTTGAGCAATAGCTGCAAAAGCACCAGGTACATATGATGTCATATTACCAGAAATATAAGCAGTAGCTAAATCTTTAGCTGATAGTGTTACTTTATTACCATCTTCATCTTCAAACTGTGTATCTTTAAACTTTTTTTCAAGATCACTAATAGTAACTAAATCTTTTTTACCATTTTTATCTATTAAAAGATGACTATAAGCTTTATTAGTTGTTATGTTTTTTTCAATAAGTTCTTGTCTCTGTTTATCATTAGCTGCATAATTATCTAATTTACTTACAGCAGTTGAATATCTCATTAAAGCTTCAAACTCATCATTTGTTAATGGTATATCAGATCCATCTGAAGCAACAGCACTACGTTCAGATAAATACTGCCCGGAATATGCAATAAGAGCGTTTCTCATTGTACCTGGACCAGGAATACTTTTAATACCTGCTTCTTTAACAGCTGGACTAGCTATTAAAGCATTTCCTAATTTCTGATAAGCAGCTATTTCTTCTTTAGTACCAACATGCTTATAGTCACTAGCCACCTCTTTTTGTAAGTAAGTAGCTACTTGTGATATTTCCATTTGACTCAAGCCTAACTTTGTAGCAAAGCCAAGAATACCACGTTGATCAAATATTAAGTTATGAGCTTCAACAAAGTTTTGCTTCTGATTTTTATTATATACATCATAAGCCGTAGCTTCAGTTCTTGTAATATCAATACCAGATTTACCAGAATACATCATAGAACCAGATTCTGAAACTCCTGGTACATCAGTTGTAGTAGTATTAGTTCCGGTACCACTTCCTGTTCCGGTACCAGTTCCTGTAGCTTTAGGATTATTTCTTTCCCATAAATCTTGCTCACGTTTCCATATATCTTTTTCACGTTCAAAAGTAGCTTTCATTACTGATAGATTATGCTCAGCTCTTCTAATATCAATATTTTGAGCAGCAGTAAAACCAGTATTTTCTTTTATAAGCTTTTGATCTAGGCTAGCTGTACCAGTAGCCCAGTTATTAATAAGACGTTGTTTAGCTAATACACTAAAGTATTGTTTAGGAGCATTTGTTACATATTCTAAAACTTTATCTTTACCTTGATCAAAGTACTTATACTCTTCATTAATAGCAGACTTTTTAGCTACAAGTTCAGCACGCTCTTGCACAAGTTTATTAAACATCTGCTCATTCTGAGGGCCGCCTGTTTGACCAATAGATCCTAATAAACTATCTATTCTAGCAATCTCAACATCTGCTTCTTGAGTTCTTTTAGTATATCCCTGACTAAGTTCTGATACTACATCTTTAGCAATAATTCCTTTAACATCTTGATCAGTAAGATTAGGATTATTACGTTTTAATATCTTAATACGTTCTTCATTTTCTACTCTACCTATTACATCAAACTGACCCTGAAAATTATTACCGATTCTAGAAGCTGCCCATGTAGCATACTTTTGTTGAGACCGCTGACCACCAACTGTTTCAATTAGATATGGTCCATTAGGATCATCATATTTAACCTCTTTATTTTCTAATTTAGCTTGTGCTTGTAACCAAGCTTCAATATTAGTAAATGGTTGAGCTTTACGCATTTCTACAGCTCCAAAAGCTTCAGGAGTTCTATCAGCATTTTGCAATACACTTAAACCATTCTGAAGATCCATCATTGCAATAGCGTTGTATTTTTCACGCTCTTCAGGTTTAGCTGAGTCTTTCCAAGACATAAGCTTTTGCATCTCAGCTTGGTAGCCTTTAGTCATTGCAGCATCTTGTACTATAAACTTGTCTTGCCAAAATGGAGCATATATTGACTCAGCTGCATTTACGTTTTCCATAAGAGAAAGATCAGAAGAAGATAACTTAGTTAACTGTTCCTGAGCATTTTTAATATACTGATCTCTAAGAGGTATATTATGCTTATTAGAAAGTTGAGCATTTAATACAGAAGTATACGCTGATCTAACTCTACTAACACCTTGTTCAAACATAGACTGCTTTCTTTGAAGCATTCTATCAAAGAAGTTAAAGTCCGGTTTGTATAAAGCCGGTTCAGGTATGGTTTCTGGAATATAAGGAAGGTATTGTGCCATAGTTTACATATATAATATACAATAAAATCTTTAAAGTTTAAAACTAAACCTTAAAAGTTTAATAACCATATCCATCATCATACCCAAATGGGTATGCACTTTGAGCTGATGGTACTCTATTCATATTCATATACTGAGCTTGAATAGCTGCAGCATTATTTGCACCTCTACCTGTTTGACCAGCATAAGCGTTAGGAAACTTTAATCTTAAAAAATTATTGATAGTAGCTGCATCATGTCCTTCATCTTTTAAACGTTTAGCCTCTAATTCCATTTTAGAATAATCTTCTGTTGAAGGTTGAGCACTTTGTCCAGTAACCATATTCATCCAGTTAGTTTTATCTTTCCAGTTAAGAGTAGAGCCTCTTGGACCATCCTCTATAGAATAGTATGGATTAGTCTCATTAAGCATCATACGTTTAGTATTAATATCATACTCATTAATATCATACATATCTTGAGCTTTAAGATAGTTTCTCATGGTATTACGATAAGCTTTATCTTCTTGCTGAGCATTAAATGCTAACTTATCCGCAGCGTCTGCTCTATAAGCCATCACCTTATTCATAATATCAGTTTGTAAAGGACTAAACTGATTAGCTACACCAACATTCATATTTTGATATCTACCAATAGTGTTAGCAGCTTGTTCAGCACCTTGAGCATTTAACGCACTAGCTCTAGCAGAAAACTGTTGAGGATCCATTTGAGACATATAAGCAGCCATCATGTTACGTTGTGATGCACCTTCAGCTAACTCTCTATTAGGATCATAGAACGTAGGTTCTGGAATCATAGCATTAAGAGGTGCTGCATAAGGAGTATAACGTTTAGGAGGAACCATAAACTGCTTACCAAAGTAAGGACGTCTACCACCACCTCCACCATTTCCACCACCGCCACCGGTTGTGGTTGTAGTAGTAGGATCTTCTTCGGGGGTAATTTCTTTCACGTCTTCCCAAGCTCTAATACACTGATTAGGATTATTAGGATCTGGAACATAATAGTTTTTTTCTCCATTAGGACCATCAGGACAAGTTTTAGTCTCAGGTGTTGCAGGTGTAGTTGTAGGTTTAGTACCAGGTGTATACTTTGGCATTTTACCACGTAAAAGCTCATCTAATCCTTTTTGCTTTTCCCCATCTGAAGCATCTTTAAAACCTTGTTTATTTAAAAAAGTACTATAACAATTAGGTCTAGCATTCATATCAGCAACTGTGTACTTAAGATTAGCACATGGTCCACTACCACCTCTACTACTACCACCAGTTGGAATGTTATATCCTGGAGTTAATGTTCCTGGTGTACCACCAGATATAGTACCTGGTTTACCAGGAGTTATAATAATATCTTTACTATCTTTACCAGATGTTGTTTTTCTCCATACATTAGTATTACCTACACGCTTATATCCATCTTTCTCATATTTAGCTATTTCTTCCTTCTTAACTTTTTTAGGAGTAGTTCCACCACCTTGATAATAACCTTCATCACCACCATAAAAACCTCCCATCTCAGCAAGTTGTTGTCCCATACCTTCTGGTAATACAGACATAGCTACATCAGGAATACCTTGAGGAAATCCTTTCATAGACTCTTGTACTAATGCAAGTCCACCAAGTTTCTTCTCATAGTTATCAATCATACGAGCAGCAGTAGATTTAGCCATCTTATCAGTATATGGATCATCAAGTATAGCTTGATACTTATTAATGTCATACTGTTTAGCTAACTGAGCTGGTGTATACTTTTGTTTAGTATTTGGAGATTTACCAAACTGACCAAGAACTGGACCACCAATTCTTAATTTCTTAGTATCAGAATAAATAAATGTACCTTCTGGAACATTTAGTGGTGTACCACCTTGACTATGTCTTTTACCACCAATCTTCATATGTTCTTTACGACCATCACTATTAAAGTCTCCATATGCAGTTTCATTTAACTCAGCTTCAATATTAGCATCTTCTCTATCTACAGGTTGTAGAGTGTTAGATACTGACTCATATGGATTATCTGTCATATCAGAATATATATTCTTCTGACCTAGATCTAAGCCATAATTTGATTGACCACCATAAGCCATAGACTCTGGAGATTTTTTAATTCTTACTTTATACGTTTTCATATTATAATATATTACAAATTTATAAAAATTCTATGTCTCCACCTGAAGAAAGTATAGACTTAATTTCATCCTCTGTTAGTTCATAAATATCACCTTCTCTATAAGAAACAGATCCACCATCAGCATACAACTGCATGCCACTTAATTTTTGATATGCTTGTTTACCTTCCCATCTAGCAAACTGCTTGATTAACTTATCACGTTCTGCTGGTGTAAGATTTGCTAACACTTTATCTCCGCCCATAGCCTTTACAATATCTGGGGTAGAATTATTAGTTTTATCTGGACTACCGCTAACCCATTTATTTCTAGCTTGAGATATAGTAAGATTAGAATAGTTTGGACCAAACAAAAGATCTTTAGCTGCTCTTATACCTGTTTCAAAATCTGGGAACATACTAACGTAGCCATTAGAATCTCTAGATCCTTGTTTACCACCATATTTAGAAGTAAAGTCTCCATGATGTATGTTTAAAGGATTATTATGAGTTAAAGCAATTTCTCCTCCACCAGGTTGAGCTGATCTATTAAAGCTTACGTGTACATGAGTAGTATGAGGATTATCTCCATTATACGGTCTCCAAGAATTTGATATAGATGGATTCCATATCTGTTTATTCCAAATAATATATTTAATATTTTTTTCCTGAGCTTCTTTAATAAGCTTTTGAGCAATTTCCTCACCTTGGTTTGAATCTTTAATACCAATATCTAAAGCATCTCCAGAGTTATGATCACTCTTAGTTTTCTGATGTCTTTTATCTCCCCAGATACCTAAATGTTTAACACCTGGAAACTCTGTAGAAACTTCTTCCCATGTTTGTTCAGCAACTGGATTAGCTCCACTTGAAGATCTTGGTGCTGGAGTAGGAATACCAGCATTAGAATCTGCAGGAGCAGATGTTGCATACGGTATTGGTGACGATAGTTCAATAGGATCTATAGGCATAGTTAATGCTTCAGGAATAACTCCTCCACCATACTGTGCCATTCTAGGTAAGAACTGACCAGTGTACATACCTTTGTTTACAACATACTCATCTGGTCTAAACTCACCAAATCTACTTCCACTAACTACATAGTCTCCACGATTACCTGACATCTCACTAGGTACTTCAGGAAATAAAGAATCTGTAGATGTTTGGCGTCTTAGCCTTTTATCAAAGTCTTGTTTTCTTTTATAACTATTAAAAAGTTCAGTACCAAAGTTTCCGTATGATACAGCTTTATCTAAATCTTGAAAAGCTTTTTCTACTGGAGCACCTATATTCTGATTATACCAATTAACTGCATTTGCAAATTTATTAGGTTGAGTAGTAACTGCCGCAGCTTGTGGTGCTTGATAAAATTCTCCAGCAGGATCTGTGTCAAAACCTTCATCATCCCATTCAGAATGCCAAAATCTTTTAGGGGCTGTAGACGTTGTACTTACAACTGGAGTAGTAGTAGCAGGTTGTGCGGTAGGAGTAACTACCGAAGTATTAGCAGCTTGAATAGGTGCTTGACCAAACGGTTTAAAAGTTAAACTAGGAAGTTTAGGACCCGCAGCTTTAAGAGCAGCTATCTTATTAGCATTTTGTAAACCAAGTCTTTCTCTACCAGAATTTAAAAATGATGAAGACTGACTCATAAGTTGAGCATATCTAGGATCATTAGAAGATATTAATTCACCATTATACAACAAAGTAGTAGGGACATTACTTTTTTGTTGTCCAACTTGAGCTTTAGGTAAACCTTTTCCTGTAATACGTATTCTCATTAGTCAATAATTTCAAAGTTATAACCACCTTGTTTTAACATCTGTAACTGTTCTGGTGTAACATCA